CCTAAATTTGTCCAAACCATTATATAAAACTCCAATAATATTTAGCTTTAACTGTATTCAAAAGTAACCTTAAAACATTAAGCATCAAAGTCAGATGAAGTTGACATGCCAGACGGCAAACCTAAATTGATACCCACATCTTGTGTTGCTGTTCTTGAAAGAGTTAGATCTACCCGACCTACTTGAAGTCTGTCAGAAATTAATTGTTGCAAGGATAAGGCCAAGTTAACTTGCCTATCATTTGATCCATAATCTAATCCAATATCACTTCCTGGAATTTCACCGTCTGTTCCTGGATTAATAGTGGCAATGTATTGATTAGTTAGTTGTGTGATTATAGGTGATACAGATAAGTTAGTATTAGAAGAAGAAGGAATAGAATCCTCTGCACTCTCTCGTGCGCTTTGAGCAGCAGCAGCAGCAGCAGCATCAGCAGCACGAATAGCGGCATTCCTCGCCTCATCACTTACAGCGTTTACACCACGAGTCATGCTCCTAGTAATATTAGGTCTTCCCCTCTCCACTATAGTGACGTTAAAGGTAATAGACATTATACGTTAAACTCCTTAATCTGTCCCGTATTGGTTATCGCAAACTTAGGGTTCTCAACATAGGTCTCCAGGCTGACACTAATAGTCTTTTGTAATACTCGATCCTGACTGTCTTGAACGGACACAGTTCCTATATCGCTCTCACTCTCTAGGAATACCTTGTTCAAATTTGATTGCTCAGTTGTTAGTTGAATATCGGGATTAAACTTGGAAAATATAGTTGCTCTTAACATGTCCAAGTCTGCCTTATACTTACACCATATATTAATCTCGTAAGAAATTGTTAAGGGTCTAGGAGATAAGCTAAGGACTCTAGTTGCTCTAAGCTTCTCACTGTCCCAATGCTTTTCATGAAGAAGAACAGGGTTATACCTTCTGCGATCATCAGCATTTAAGGTTTGAGTCTCAACGATAGTAACCATCGGCAATATTAAAGTATTATCGGCTTTCAACCTACCCGCTATACGCTCAGGGTTACCGTAAACACACTTTACTTTTATTTTGTTAGAGTTGCCGTCAATGTAGTGAAGGTTGCCAAACTCAAAAAGCATGGCTCTAAGACTTTCTTTGTATACGTTATCTATAACAGGGCGAACCTTATCGTTAGTCATCTCCAAGACTTGATTTCTTAGACTCTTACTCATTAGTAGGGCCTCCCTCCTGTAGCATCAGACCTGTCAAAGTAATCCTCGTTGTGAATATCTTGAGTATCTCTGAGGACCTTGGCATGTACTAATAAGTGATAAACACCATACGCTTCAAAGCTATCCTCTTGAACCTCGTAAACTTCAAACTTTATATCTTGAAACTCTGGTTCGAGGATATCGCCAATCTCAATAGGAGATCCTAATATGCTTTCAACGTAAGACTTATTGAAGTTAAAAACTTGATCATACTGAATTTCAACGCCAAATTGAGATAGGTTCTCCTCAATAGGTCTTGGGTCGAAGTGGCCCCACACTATAACTGGCTCAGGTGCAATGGTCTTCTGACGAGACTCCATATAGATATCGTCTATGTCATTACTCTGAATATATTTGTAAACTTTGATTTTAGACCCTGATAACTTTATATTCTCAGAATCTATCATATTAAACAGATTCTTATCGTTCTTCTTTTTGAATAACGATAAGCGAGCATCCCTTTCTTCAGGGATGTTAGTCGGGGGTGTATTTACTTTATATCTCATTAGAAGATATCAAACAGAGGTGGTGCCTCTATCTCATTCATAAGCTCCTCTACCAGGGCTTGTTTCTCTCTAGCAGCATCCTGGGACAAGATATCACCGTTGAGTCTAGTGCCACCACCAGGACCAGGGAGAGTTTGATATTTGCCTCTGATGCCGCCCAGTATCTCTTTAGCACATGCTAACGTGTATCGTTGAAGCCAACTCTTGTAAGCATGGTGTAGACTGTTTGGATCAAAAGCTCTGAACTCAAGGATAACATCCTCTTGAGCAGATTCAGGCTTAGGGAAAATATGTAAGAACTTATTGTTAACAAGCTGCCACGAAGACATCTGACCTAAAACATTCTTAACCTGTTTCAGGTATTGCTGCATAAGCAAATATTGGCTAACGTTATAATTATTAAACAAGCCAGTATTCGTAAAGAACATAACAGAGAAATCATACTCAAGAGAGCCAGGGTTTGCACCAAACTGGAAGAAATCTCTGCGATACCAGACATCGTTAAGGTTGTCTGCAACCTCTTGAGGAAGCTCATAAACGTTAATATCAGTCTCTGTCTTAAATACAGCATACTGAGTCATCCAATCAGGAGCATGATACTCCAACTTGGAAATAGCCTCATCGATGCAGATTTGTATCTGGAAATCATCAAGCTCTACGTCAACGATTGGGTGACCAAGTTTAGCTAAGACGTAATCTTTAATTGTTCTGTTAAACGTTTTAAATTCGTTTACAGTCTTAGCGTCTTTGTTATTTAAATCTTTATCCTTAGGGCTTTTGTAATCCTTAAGTTGATTACCGCCATAAATCCCGTAGGAGGACCCATAGGCAGTGACAACGGGTTTTGAGATTTTTTCAGTCATATCAATATTATTTACCCTAGAGATACAAAAAAGGCTCGGATTAAATCCGAGCCTTCTTCAAACACTATTTAATCGTTAGAGATTATTTAGTGTAGGCGCCGTCAAAGTCTACGCCGTTGTAGTGAGTGTTCCTGAAGATTTGCGGGTTCAGGAAGTCGTTACCGACACCGATCAGTCGAATCACGCGGTAGAAGCGCGACGCAGGCTGAACCGCAACCTTGCCGTAGCGAGTCAGGATACCCTTTCTCGGCTGGAAGGTCTCAGGATCCACAACCGTATCCAGAGGCTGGAGCGGGATGTACGGGCAGTAGAAGAAGCCAGCATCCATCGGGCTCGAACCCTTGTAACCCACGATGATCTCGTCTTCCGGGAACATCGGATCAACAACCAGATCGTACTTACCAGCAAACTTGCCAACGTATTGGATTTGCTCGCCGCCCATGTTTGTCGGGCCGTCAGCCGTCGCAAGGCCACCCTCAAGCTTCGCAGCCGACTCAAGCATCGACGCAATGATCGGAGAGGTGATCAGGACGTTACCAGGACCACGCAGGGTCGTGCGGTAGATGTCCGTGCTCGCGAAGTTGATCAGAGCCAGAACGTTCGAGAACGCTTCACCGAGGTGACGAGGACGAAGGCTTGTAGCCGTCGCGCCAGGAGACGGTTCAATGAAGTTCTTAACATCCATGACGTAGATGTTCGAGTGACGGGTCAGGATACCTGTGCCAGGAGTCTGATCGCCAACGCTCTTCTGCTCATTCGCCAGAGCAGTCTTGAAGTCATACTCGTAAGCGCCAGCCACAAACGTGCCGCCGTTCACTCTACCATTCGGAGCGCCTTCGCCGCCGATGCCCTTGAAGTTATCAGCACCACCCTGGTAAAGCGACTCAAGGTAGAAGCCACCCATGTTACTCAGCGTAGCAGGGCCGTAGGCAATCATGCGAATGTCTTCAATCAGTTCACGATCGATTTCGAGGTTCATTTCCTTCGACAGAAGATCCGTAAGCTCGGCTTCCATGTCCAGGTTGTGGTAAGCCTTCAGGTCTTGAGCGGCTTCCAGCGTCCAGAGGGCTCTCATCTTACGCTCACGCGCTTGCACGGTTTGCTTTTCGATGTGGAGGTTAACCTCAGGAATCTCGGTGTTCTTCAGTCTTTCAGCAGCCGAAACCGAATAACCCAGGATCGACGAAGACTCAGGGAACGAGGCAATTTTACCACCCATCGTGGTCGAAGGCGAGCCGTTAACGTCATTGATAACGTTTGACAGGTCAAAGGAGCCCATGTCACCCTGGCCGAGGGAGCTAGCACCATCAAATGTGCTCCAATCCGAGTGGGTGCTGGCGTAGTCGCCAAGACCAGGACCAGAGAACGAACCGATCGGATCAGAGGTCAGACCCAGCGGCGTGATGCGGAACTTCGAGTACACCGTCTCTTCCGTGCCACCTTGAGCACGCGAGTTGCCCATGTAGAAGATTTGCGAAACCGGGCCGTCCATCGTTTGCGTGGCACCGATCTTGTTGAAGACCAGTTCCGGGTACATGCGACGAATCATCGGGAAGGCGAACTTCTGGAACGTACCGATCTTACCAGTGGTAGTAGCGGTATCGCTAAGTTCTTCGTCCATACGCTGCTTTTGGAATTCCTTAGCTTGGTTTTCAAAAAGACGAGCCGTTTGGTACGCGATGTGATCATCCGAGATACCTTCAAGGAGTGGATCCCAACGCTTCAATAATGTGTCTCTATCTACTGCGGTCATAATTAACCTCTATAACTGTTGAGTTTTTCTAACACGCCTTGATTGATCCACTCATTACCGTGGCCAGCGTGGTTTTCATTTAACTTTTCATCAGCTTCCTTCACTTCGAAGTTATCCTCACTGATGACCAGTGCCGTTTCCGAGAGTTTCCTCTCAGCGTTAGCCGACTCCTGAATGCTTTCGACTTCATGTCTAACAGCAGTCAAAGACTCTTCTAACTTTTGGTTCTTATCGTTCGAGACCTTAGCTTGACGCTTCAGGCTGACATTCTCCTTAAGGAGCTTATCAACTTGACGGAGAAGGGCTTGGTTCTTCTCTTCTTGCTGCTCACCAAGGGTAGCGAGGGCGGTCATACCGTTCATCTCATCTTGGTTCGTGGTCTCAAGAGCAAACATTGAACGGACGGTTTCGAACATTTGAGCGTTACGGTAGGTCTCGTTCTCAAGCTCAAGCTCCTTTAAGGCTTGCTCTTTCAGCTTTTCAATGTTTCCACGGATGAAAGATTGGACCTTCGTGGACAGGTCACTTACTTCTTCTTCGACTCGCTGCTCGACGTAATCGGCGCAAAGCTCGGACAGCTTCACGAGGACACTTTCATCAAGGCCCTCAGGAAGATGTTCAGCCATCGAATCTAAAATTTTACTTTGTTGCGACATGTTAAACCTCTATGTAGGTATTTAGGGTAGTTAACTATTTTAAATAATAATTATTTTTTCTTACCCTTCTTCTTTTTCTTCTTACCGCCGGGAGTTGTCTTCCCACTGCAAACAGCAGAAGCATACATGTTAGCATAAGCCGAAGGGTAGACATCAAACTTACGCTTCGCAGCCGCTTTGCCTCTAGCGCACAGCTTCTCCGAAATGATTTGACCAAAGAGTTCAACCGACTCTTTCTTAGAACTTTTCTTATTTTTAAAAGTGGAAACCATAGTGGGTTTACCCCCTGGGTTACCTGCTGCTCTCTTGCGTTTAACAGCAGATCTTCTTTGACCTTTACTCATGCTAGCCGCTTTTGCAGCAGGCACACACTTTGGGTATCCTTTACGCTTCTCACCTTTAGAACGACCGCAGGGTTTGAAACCACCACCCTTTTTAGGAGCGCCGATATCAACCCAGCGTTGTTGAACCCACTTACGTAGATCCTCAGCAAGCTTATACTTGGAGTTGGTGTTTTCGTTTTTCTCGTGATATTCTTTGGGGTGGAACTTCATCTCTACTACCTTAGCATCTTTTTTAATGCTCTTACCATCAACTAAGACCTCCACAGGAGCAGGCTTATCTGGCTTCTCATACCAGTAAGCCATCGTGTAACCACCATTCTCTAGGAGCTTAACTAGTAAGCCCCTATCGTAGTCCTTGTCTTCGGCTTTTAAAACCTTTTGGACTCCGCGTGGTAGTTTCAAATCAGTCATTTCTTAGCTGATTCCTTGGGTTTCTTATCATCATGGCCGTTACCATTACCATTGGCATCGGATGCTTCAGCAGCACCTTCAGACACGATAGAACGTAAGTTTTGCATTAAAGCGGTTGCAACTAAAGTTAGGAGTGCAGATGCAACCGACACTTGATCGCTTGGCAATGCACCAAATCCTAGCATTGCAATGAAGCCACCAATTAATAAAACAAGAAGAGCAGGCGTTGTGAGAGCGATGTTAGTACGAGCTTTCTCACTAGCACTTTGAGACAGTTTCAGCTTAGTTAATTCAAGTTGAATTCTATCCCTTTGAAGAGCACGTTCAGCAGCTTTTTCTTCTCTTTCACGAGCTACGACAGCTTTATACTTATCACGGGCGGCTCTCGCCTCCTCCCGCTTCATCTTCAATGCTGCCTTTTCGTCTTTCACAATAAATGTCTGCTTTCCGGTGTTGTAATCGTCATAGTCTTCATGTTTTGACATGGTTCATTCCTTGGGTTTAATTGTTTGCTTTAGTCCTTAGATTGATCTCGACCCGGACCACCTTTTCGGAGTCGCTCTCTTTCATTGTCTGCGACAGCTCTGGCTGCTCCTCTGGGATCGAGGGCTGCGGGCTTTCCACCCGCCACTCGTCTAGCACGCGCTCTCTGAGCCATTGCAAGTTTTTCATCATCTGTCAGGTCTTCGTATCTACGCTCATCCTTTCTGATAAGGTTTCTGTAGGCTTCGATAACCTGTTGCTTTGCAAATCCTCTAAGCTTTTTTTGTCTTTCTTCCCTTTCCGCTGCTGCCTGTCGGCCTGCTGCTGTTCTGTCTGTGCCTTTGTAGGAGCCTGGGGATCCATACACCTTTCCAGGCTTAGGGGCCTTTCCCAGTTTTTGCTGAAGTTTGGCGCGGTCGTCTCTTTTGTCCTGGGCGGCTTGCGTGTATTTTTTAGCGGGACCAGTAAGCTGCTCGATCAAATTCCTATAGGCTTCGACAACCTTTTTACCGAAAATATCAGTAGAGGAGTTTTCGGCTGGTGGCTTAGGCTTAGGCTTAGGTTTAGGCTCCGGTAGCGGATCTTCGCCTTTTTTTTCTTGACGTTCAATATCTTGGTCTTTGAAGTAACTTTCGTTCTTGCTACCAGTGATAGCCTTACGAACCGCATTACGACGGTTCTTCAGGTAGCTGTCAGTTTCATCCTCATCACCATCATTATCAATGTCACCATCTTCTTGACCAACAGGATCGAGCTTCTTCTTAGCCTTCTTCTTGGCCATAGCCTCTTCAATCATGTTAGCAAAAGTAGTAGCTAAGGCTCTGTCCTGCTTGTGCTTTTTAACAATAGCCTGAGCACGCTCACTGTTCTCACGCATAGATTCCGAAAGCTCAGGGAACGCACCTCTCGTAGACGGATCAGATACAAGATCAAACGTAATCAGTTTGAAGTCTTCGTTAACAACCTTACCTTTGATGCTCTCCGAAACGCTACCAACGCCTCTACTGGAGATGCCAATCTTCACACCGTCGTCAATCAGGTTTTGAACGATCTGACCATTAGGAGTAGACAGGATTTCGCACTCTCCCATCACATCGCCATTATCCTCAAGCCACAGGTTCGTGATAAGGTGCGAAGCTTGCGATAAGTGAATAGCATCGTTAGTCGGGTGATCTAAAGCACCAACCAGGGATCTATCGCCAATCTTCTCTTGGATCGCCTTTACTTGGCTTTCAAGAACTTTCTTGGGGTAGATTCTACCATTGTTGTTCTGCTCATCACACTTCTGAAACTTACCTCTAAGCTTCTTCTTCTGGGCTGCACCCTTACCTTCAGTGATAACCTGAACATTCTCTAAAACGTTGTATTCTACGAGTAACATAATAAATCCTATTTCTGCTTGCGAGACCAATACTTCTTGCTCGTAAACTTATCAGAGCGTTGCTGACCATGTCTCATCATTGTTCTAACCGCATACTTCTTAATGTCCGCGAACTTAGAGGGTATGCTACCAGGGGAGAAACCTTTTGCGGTCCTTCCTCCAACTGCTTGTTCATCATCCTTACCCCACTTCTGTTTAGTAATGACGTAAAGTCTGTCTGAGTTTTCAGTCGAGAAGATTTGACCGACATAACCTTTGCTGAGAGCGTCAGTAATAGATTTATAAACCTTAACACGCGACTTAGAAGCCTTGGTCTTACGAGTGGCCTTTCTCATCTTAGACCTCCCCTCTTCAGAACCTTTGCCTTTGGTCGCTCTAGTTTCCTTTATTAGATTTACGAGATCCATACGCGCTAGTTACCGCTTTACCATATTTCATTGACTTAGAAGGCTTAGGAGGATAGCAATCCTTCTTAAGCATCATCTTCTTCTGAGGACCAGTGCCAAGACTTCCCACAGTAGTCATTTCTTGTAAAACATTTTTAGCTTCGGCAAGAAGACTTTTAAGTCTCTCGACAAGGCTTTGAACTTTCTGCTCAAGCAGTTCTGCCTCTTCTAACTGATTAGGCTCTTCGATGACTTCCGACTCCTTGATAGGCTCAGGTTGCTTACTCTCGTTCATCGAGCCAGCAAACCCAAGGATCTGATCAACATAAGAATCAGGTACGACGATGGCTTTCAAACCATCGTCGATAACAGGATTAGTAACAGGAACCTCCTTCACGGGAGTCGGGTCAGCCAAGATACCTTCAGATAAGGCTAAAAGATCTTTGGTGCTAGCCATGGCTTAACCTCAGTCCTCGTCCTTGTCTTTGTCTTCCTTCTTCTTGTCATCCTTCTTCTTGTCTTCCTCGTCGTCGCTATACTCCTCATCCAAGTCTTCACCTTCGAACTCTTCGGCTTCGTTGATCGTTTCGAGGATTTGCTCAATGTGCTCTTGGATGCGCTCAACCGTTAAGGCTTCGTCTAACTCCGACTCGCACAGCGGGCATTGGTGAAGCTCGGTGGACTCTTTGCCGTCCATCTCCTTCTTCTCCGGCTTGTTCTCTTCCTTGTGCTCCTTCTTCTTTTTCTTGTCGTCATGACTCGGGCACTCAGCTTCGGTAAGCGACTGGTTAGAAAGCTTGTTAGCTTCTAAAATCTGATTGACGTACTCGTCAGCAACATCTATGTATCTCATAATAAAAGACTCCTATTACTACTATATGTATTATTTTGGCCCAATTTAAAATATTAAAATTATATCGGATGAATTAGGCGGTCGGGAAAAAGGGATTGCCGGGGTTGAATAACTGTAAATATACAGTTATCGGAAATTCTTTTTCAATAATACCTTGATTTCCGTAGATCATCTTCACCTTAATAGTAATACTCCTAACGAATTTTTTATTGTCGTTTGGTTGTCTAGGAGGTATAAAGCTAGGAATTAAGGTTAACGTTCCTGCATTATCTATGGTGAAAGGACCTGTGACAACTTCAAATCTTACAAATGGATCCAAAGGCGCCCTGAATACGGGAGGAGCTTCGGCGGGGAGGCTGGGCGCTCCAATGCCTTGAGTGCTTGTAAATGTTCTTTGAGGATTAAGAACATCCTCTTCCGTTATCTTAATTGTAAAAGGGTTGGAGGTCCTAGGTTGAAATGCTGAGTTTACCCAATGTTTAAATGTTTCCCTTTGGTTGGAATTGTTCACCTCAATAGCACCACGAAGACCGATTGTAGGCCAAGAGGCATTAAGGGCATCAGGACCATTTACAACGTAACTCACAGTCTCTCCAGGGTCTTGACCAGCGGGTATACCTCCAGGGAACAATTCTCCAATGTTCCCACCACCATCGGCAAAGACATTACCGCCTTGCGTATCAGCAACATCACCACACCCCATAGGATCACCATCCCTTACAACTGCAAAACCGTCTATAAAAACTGTAGGGCTTCCTACCATTGTCACAACGTCATGGGAAATAATATCGCCGCACTTACCGGGATGCCTTCCTTGATCCCCTACAACAACAGCAGCCCGGTTATTGATAAAGACGCTACCTTGTGTCTCTGCATTCAGCGGAGCCGCTGGCCAGCAGTGGCCCTGAGTTTCATCTTGATCTCTAACAATTAAAGGCATTATCTATCTGACTCCCTAATAATAGTCTTATCGTCATCCTCTAGAAAACTAGACTCAAGGTCCTTGCCCGTATTCAATACGCTTTTTATCTTTATATTATCCCTAAATCCTCTTTCTAGCTCATTTACTATTCTGGAGTTTGTTGAATTCAGAAACTCCCCCACTCTATTAAGAGGCATTCGACGAATGACATCATACCAAGTTATGGTTTCTGGATTATACTCAGTTTTAATGTAGTCAATAACATCCCTGACCATGTAAGAAATACCATTAGTAGATACCGAAGGTATATTAGCACTGGTTGTATACTCTCCGTCAACATAGAAAGTGTCCGTATATCTAACATCAGAAGCTTGATATTTATATATCACATTCTGAGTATCGTTAGGTTCAGCAAGCCCAACCCTTAAATCCCCACCAGTATCATTAAATAAATTGACCTCCTCCAGGTCAGGTTTAGACACTTCCAAGTCGGTAATATTTATGTCAGGAATCAATCTAATAGTTCTTACAAAAGGATCCACAAAGTTTTCCAACTTAGACTGACCGTTAAAGGGGTTGTGCTTAGACCCCATAACTGGTGTAATGATCAAACCAAAAGGCATGTTCCTAGCTATTCTAGATCCGTTAGGTAGATCCTTGGGATCCAATATAGTTGTGAGGTTTATATCGTTTAGAGACAACGAGAGACTTCCACTATCCAGGATGTATCTAAATATCGGGTCTCGATAATCTATATTCACACGAGTGATAGAAAGACCATTATTCTTCGCATGTCGATCGATAACATCCTGATCCTTTTCGACATTGTAGGTGCCTTTGTAGTTTGATATTAACGGGTTGGCGTTAGTATCAAACTCAACGCTGGAGAGGTCTAGAGTAAGATAGAGTGGGTCTATCGCTGAAGGTCCTGTATCACCCGCAACAAACTCATTCTGACCGTTTACAGCCGTTGCTAGGATTGTGTAAGATGAGTCTTGTTTGGCCAGCTTCAATGCGTTGAATCTAACGCCTGCTGGGACATAGAAGGTGCTAGAGACATCCGTTAGTAATAGTAGAGGAATCTCTGTCCCATCTGCAAGTTTAGCGGGAATATAATAACCATCACCATCTCCAAGGGTCATCTTATACTCTCCACCCGCTAAAGTGCTAACATCAAACCCAATATCTTCCAACGTCAGATCTATGTCTACAGGACCGCTCGCCACATTATTAGATATCCTGGCGTTTATGTCGGTCAAGAATCTTCTTTCTCTTCTACTTTGCCTTTGTTGTAAATTTATCAATTGCGAGGAAGAAGAGTCCGCAGTGACAGAACCCTCGGAAACTAAACCTAATGCTGCTCTTTCTGAAGCATCTCGGTCGGTAAGTGAGGTGTATGCAACTCGTCTATCATTTGATTGATTTGAAGCTAAAGTAATATAATAATTAGGATCTACTTCTGAGAGAGTTCCCTCAAACAAATGCCTCTTAATCATTTGAAAAAACAATGCCTTACCTACCAGTTGCCCTCCAATCTCGTGAATTGACTCGAAAGCGGCTAAAAGAGAAGGCTGTAAACTTTGCTCTATATGCTCCAGCTTTATAGAGAATAGCATACTCTCATCCCAAGCCTCTGTAGATCCCTGATTATTTAAAAGATATCCTACATTGGAGATAACCTGATTCTTAAATATCTCTGGGTAAGCTTGAGAGCCTGTAAAAGTTGACCGAGATATAGGTTGGTTTTTAGTAAACCAGTTAAAAGTGTTGTGATAAATTTGAGAGTTTGTACCTACAGGGTTCTGAGATACCGTTGGTTGGTTTGCTCCTAATTCTTCTACGTTTACAACCTGAACATTGAAAGATCCTCCATTGGAAGTAGGTTGTGATACGTTAGTTACCCCTAAAGAAACTCCTCCTGCCTGACCCGGTATCGATACGTTAGTATATCCTAAGTTAGCAGGATCTTTAGGATTTACAAAAGATGTAGACTGAGAAGCTACGCTTAAAGGCTCGTTGCAATCTGATACAAGGTTCATCCCGGTGGGGCTAACAGGCGGACAATTAGCCTCACAATTGGCTTTGGATGAATGAATGCAATCAGTCTCGAACTTCTTAACTCCCCTAGAACCCTTTAACACTGGAGAGCCCATTCTTTGAAGAACATTAGATCCCGTTGAATTTAAAGGACTACAGGGAATGCATTCATTTGTAACTTGTAAGACTCTTGGATTTGCAAGGTTCAAATCATCAGGGCAAATAAATAAAGTTTGTCGGCACTTGTGAGGGACCTCAGGAGTTGCAGCAGGAGAAAAGACTGGACCACCAGCAGGAGGTTGCGTTTGCGAAAAGTTAGGTATGAGTTGTTGTGGGTTAGGGCAATTATCATCACACTCTATTTTATCAACCCATAGGCATTCAGAATCATTAGGATTTGGGTTAAATGGAGGATCTGGAAATTGAAAGTTTTGAGCACCGTTACAAGGCAAGCAGTATTGAAAAAATGAATTAATATACTCAAATCCAAACTTAGGACTAGGGGCAAAAGATAGATTTGTCTTAACGCACTTAAACTTGGGAGGGCCAGGAACTTTAGGCTCAATAAAAGGCGGCTGCTTCTCACCGGGAGGATCCAGGGAGGGTACAATAACAGTGGGTGAGGGGGTAGGGAGATTGCCTACGGTAATAGGTTCTCCCCCTGGGACAAATTCTCCACACCCAAAATAAATAGGATCGCTCACTAGTTAACTCTCACTCTTACATAGCCCCATTAGGGATTTCATATGTGATATCACTAGAGTTAGGCTCGTACACCCAACCTGTAATTAGTAGAGTTACAAATAAGTTTTCATTGCCGTTACTGTGATTAAATTGTAATCTTTCTGGTAATAGATATATGAAGACTCGACCATCAGTAGTAACTCTAACAGGACATAACATGCTGTTCATGAAAGTGTTTGACATCTTTCCGCTTTCTACTGACCCACCCGCAGTTAAGAGCACCCTAGAATGACCTGCGGCTTGAAGTGAACGTTCGTTTGTATGGCTTATTCTAAGATCAAAAATATCAGTATCTGTACGGGTTCTTCCGCCTCCGGCGGCGCTTTGTCCAGCGACGCGGGGTCCAGGCATTCCTTGATCGATGATAGCTGTGAAGTATACCCCTTTTAGTGAGTATGGGTTAGCTACACTATTAACTGCACCTCCAAAAGCGTTAGTAATATCAAACTCTGTGTATACAGAGTCAGAAAACGAAGTAATCTTTTTACTAGTAATGCCCGTGACCTCTATAGGTTTATTTCGAGTGAATACTTTATTCACTTTAAGATTGTTTATAATAGTTTGAAGCGGGTTTATCCTATTCTGCACAACAGAATCTACTCCATCCTTGATATCCTTCTTAACAAAATCTAAGTGAGCCTCAGAGACAACCGGGTTAGCTATAGATATTTGAGGAGTTGCAGCAGCAATCCCCGCTCTTTCGTTATAAGCCAACTCCGTAGTCCTAAAGAAAGGTCTGATATCAATGATGTCGTTGTCCGTGATAACGGCATCGCCAACACTGTTGAAGCTAGCATCATTTTTCACTACGACATAGGCAACTGGTAGGATCGACTGACCGATAAGAGCAACCGAAGTGGTGCTCAAAGTTTCAGCCAGAAGTGGTGCTAAGTTCATCAAATCATCAGGGGAAGGGAAGGATCCTCTAACAACACTGCCAGCAGAAGTGGCGAATCCAGTGTTTTCCGCAAGCTCATCAGAACTATTCGGAATCATTAATGTTACACCATCAATGCTTTGAAGATCAACTCTGGATTGCGGATTAGTTGACCCAGGAACCCCAGCGTCTTGAAACTTTCTTACACCCACACCCGCACCTTTAAGTATGCCTAGGGTAGGTTTGGTTATCGTTCTAGGGGACCCATTTGTATAAGAAGGTAAGCTGGTTTCACTTTGATCAATTGCTTTTGAGTAGATAAAAACAAGGTCGATTCTTTGATTAGCTGTAACCGTCTGCTTATTATCGTTCTCATCAAAGTAGAAAAAGTCTTCGGAATCAAAACTAGGAATCTCAATTTCCAAAGTCTCACTTACATCAACTATGGATGTTCTAGCAACTCCTCTCCATTTTTTAATAAACTCAGACTCCAACCTACCCGTTATTCTAAAGTTTTCTTCGGTGGTTATTCCTGTGAAGTTTGATCTAAGAATTGAGTAAAAGCCTTCTGAGTCTGTCTGCCCAGCAAACTCATTGATCATACCTATAAACCCAGGCCAAAAAGTTTGTTGAGAACCAAAGGTCGAAGGCTCTCGAACATTGTTAGGATCGTTAGAATCTACACCCTCAGAAGCAGTGTAGATATCTTTCATACCATACACAAACACCCTCTCAAACAGGCCGTTCATCAGGGTGGCATTGGAAGATAATCTATCTTGCCATTTATCTAAGGCAGCAGCTACATCTGTGTTTTTTGCAGTTCCTACGTTATACTTTGAAGTATCATCAACGAAATCTCCCGTGAAGACTTGAGTTATGAACTGCAAGGGGTCTTTGCTGTAGGCATCGTTTATTCTGGCTGTGTATCGTCCAGGAAGAACTCTAAGTTTTGAATCTGTGCCATCGACTGTTGGCTTAAGCTCATTAAATCTAATTCTATCTAAGCCTCTAGTGTTATCAGAAAGAAACTCCCTACCTTGTTCTCTCAGGAGACCGTCAACTTGATCCTTGAGAAACTTAGAGTTCTCCTCAAGCTGCTTAACTGGGATGTTGTCAACTTCGTAGTAGTAAGGGTCGTTTGCCTTGAAGTATCTAACCGGGTCCGTGTAGCGGTTACTAGATTCAAAATAGTTTATAGCCATTAGTTCAATTTCCTAAGATTAAAGTTGTTTACAGAGGCAACACCCTTACCAGAAGTCTTATCCGAAGTTGAGTCTCCACCTATCCCTGTCTTGTAGGGATCATATCTGGTTACTACATTTGCCAGTCCAGACTTGTTTACTGTATTATGTTTTGCGTTCGCAAAAGTATTCATAGCGGAATCATCTAAAACAGCCTTTACAGTTTTAGGACTATGCACCATCGACGAAGCGTAGTAGAATCCAGCATCGCTAATTGTGTAGTATTCAGGACTGAAAATAGTTTTAGTGTATTCTGCACTTACGCTTCCAGGCGCGGAAAGTGCTCCTGAGAACTGGTACCCTTGAGCAAATACTTGAGTAGCATAACCACTAAGAACATCATTAGGATCCACCAGATAATTGGCTATCGGATCCACAGAGAAATACATCCTGAAAGCTCCAAAGTTCTTAATTGAGCTTGCTCCAAAGATGTTTTGATCATCATCATCAGGACCGTAGTAGTCCAGGACAGAGAGACTGCTAGTGTCAGGCGTGCCATTAGGTGCTTCAGATGCGCTATACCAGTTGCCTGAAGGACCAACATAACCAGCGTCTTGAGGGTGCTTACCGCTAACCGAGAGGTAACTAGCCTTCAAGATTGAGTCGTCAGCAATATTCCAAATGGGAGGTCTAGTACAAGCAGCTTCAAGACCATCGACACCATCAAAGTCGTAAATTACGGAGGACATCTGGTTGTGCCCTGTTGGGAAGTGAACGTTTACAGCGTTTACCTTACTTTGGTTTAAAGCTCTTACACACATTCCCCCTGTAGTTACTCCCGACACGCCTCCCGCAGCGGCAGTCCTTAACTTATCACTTACAGTATTCGGCACATCATAAATGTAGTAGTAAGGCTGTGCATTATAACTACCACTATCAAAGTTCCGGTGGGATTCGGTTAGATTAGTATGCTGAGGTTTGAACGGGATACCCGCGCCCAGGAAGGAGTTCGGATAAAACTGAAGTGAGCCCCCACTGACGGAGGATACTACAAGATCGGTCCCTGCGTCGCCGCTAGTAAGGTAATCCATTCTTGTTAAGTCTAGAGCCGCGCCATACGTGCCTACAGGCCAAAGATCGTGATACGATCCAAGATCTTGAAGGTTTACAACAGAGCCGTTATCCGCGACAATACAAGCTCTTGAGGAGTGTAGCTCCACCATGCTATGGTTGGCTGGGTTAGACAGGTCGAATGACGATGTTAAGTAAGCTCCCTCTTCCTTTTTAGGAGGTGTGATGTTTAGTTGAGAGTTATTATCAATCATCAGATCCACACCAAACTGAGCTACGACGGTAGGACCTTGAAGTGATATCGTAGAGTTATCCGTGGCGTAAACTCCCGCCCTGCGTTGCTGAGTTTCTCCAGTCGTATCTCCGATAACTTTGTTTGCATATTGACCAGAACCTCTGAGGCAGACCTTCGAACCACCCCTAGCAGCTATGGCCTCGCCAAAACAGTATTCATCACTATCACCATGTGCTGAAGGATAGATTGCAGCATGAATAATATCTAATTCAGAAGAATCTAGCACAATATTAGGCTTAATATTGTGTCTCTCAACCCCATCTATACTCTCTTGAGTTTTTCCGTGAGTTCCCGAGACAAAGAAACTCTCGTAAATTGTGGGCATGGAACTCGTAAATACAGGAACAATGGACGAATTCTTTGCGTCGATTGCAGTTCCATTCTTTATGAGGGTAACTTGATGTTGCTCGTAATCATCCCGAGCGGTATCGTAAAAACTCGCTCCTAAGTAACCACTGTAGACATGGTTGTTGTACGTGAAAGTGCATCCTTCAAGTTTAATAGCATCCTTTTGATTTGCGTAAGCTTTAAAGTAATCAAACGAGGTATCACTGTTAAAAGCATCCAACCCAAAATAGTTACCATATAAGTTAAACCTACCAGCAATATCCAGGCTACAATTTTGAAGTCTGGCTCCCGCTTCTGTATTAAGTTCCGAGAAGATCTGAACAGCATCCTGCCACCTTGTTGTAGCAGAGCCATCAAGTTCAGTTCTCCCCCCTATAATATTAGAGTTCAAACCGTGAATACCGATATCGTTTCTAGATAAGCAGTATAGGTTTTCCTGCGAAGGCACGGGAAGGTTTCCGTCATAATTAGCAGCCGTGTAAACTAATGAAGAGGCTTCAGAAGACTTTTCAATATCCCTAGCGTAAGTGTTCTTAAAGTCTATGGTAGAGTTTTCAGCGTATATGCCTGCGCCATAATCATTTAATACAGTGTATGCTTTTCTCTTTTGAATGTAATCAATACCAACACGAGACCCATTAGTGTATCCATAGTTTCTAAAGGCAACAAACCCTCGTAAAAGTTTTACATCCGAGTTTACTGCGTAAAGGCCCGCCTTTGTACATCTAGAAACTGAACACCTCTCCAGATTAACTGTGGAGTTTAAAATTTCGATACCCTTTTCTTTGGTCTTCTCGCCATCTACAGTAAAGTTTCTAATGTAGATTGGACCGTTACAATTTGATATCTTTATCGAGTTTAAGTGGTTGTAGTATAGAGACGCAGCGACTGCATCATGGTTATCCGATCCATTTTCTAGACTTGCAAGTGGGAACAGGCTGGTGCCATCAATCTCACTTATAGTGCTGGCATCATAAACATCCATGGAGTCGGTTGTTCTGAAAGATTTGTCATACGGGGCAAACTTAAGAGTCTTTGAAGCAAGCTCTAAGTTTCCTGTATTATCCCAACCGCTTACAGTACTACTCAAGGAGGCAGTTAGAATTCCTAACTGATCCCTACCAACTCTTCGAGTAAATGCATATTGATTTTCAGCAGAATATCTGTAATCTTTATATCTAGCTCCCGTTCCAGAAGCTATGAACTGCCTGTTATTGTATAAGTAGGAATTGAATAGGTCAAAAGTGATAGAAGGCGCTGAGGCATCAAGTAAAGAACTTACAGAGCTAGCTAAAACAAAATTACTAAAGCCAGTATCACTTGCGTCCACAGACATTACTTCGTTACTGAGGTCAACTGCCCCCGCAAAAGCAGAGTTTCTGTTTACAATCTCTAATGATCCGTTTGGCCCAAAGACCTTGTTAGAGATGTGCAGATCACCAAGATCTCCAAAGCTGGCGACTTCAATCAGTATAGGATAGTTAATAACTTCAGGCATCGCCTTCAAGCATGTTCCAAGCGTTGTGAAATACTGAGGGTTGCACGAAGATGTCGAGTCGCCTGAAACAACAAAAGACATTCCGGTGATCGAAGAGGTGGGATGGCCTAACCTTTCCCATAAAAGGTGAGTCCTCTCATCCAGGTCATGCAAAGGAAGGTTATCCTGCTCAAAGTTGTAAAAAGAACTAGCGTCATACTTTGTGACCTTGTCAGTCCAACAAACTAACAGGTCGCTTGAACCGCCTTCCACATATACGTCACTTGGGTTTAACATATTATCCGAATGATATTGTCCATCTAAATACAAGACCGAAGTCGGAGGTCTTGGTTATATTGCTAAAGTATCTGTAAGCTGCCAAAGCTGATTCATCAGTAGCTTTTCCTCTGGCATTCTTAATAAATAGCCCTATTTCATTGAGTGATCTATCTTCACTATCTCGTGTGATACCGTTGCACGAATCCTCGTCGATAAATATTGTGTAACGAACTGATCGGTCATCTATTTTGGTGACCTTCGCAAATGGAATCTTAGAAAATACTTGCTCTTCAATCGTCTCGTTAGTAAGATACAGGTCGCTTGAAACAGCATGAAGATTACTATCAGTACCAGTGCCGGTATACTCAGCCGCAGAGGAGAGAGGACCAGAAAGCTCAAAAGTAGAACTAACCTGATTGTCTGAGTTGCCACTAACCCCTAATTGAAACCTATCAATCTGAAAGTCTGTAATGGACTGAGATCCTGCAAGGCCATACAAGTGGGATAACGACCAACCAAAGCCAGACGTAATAACGTTGTCTTCATCATAAATAAGTTCCTCCTCTCCGTTCGCAATCTTGTGAATAGTGAGGTGACCCTTCATACCGATTTGTTCTACGAATGATTTGTACATGTTACAAGAAATTAAATTTTAATATATATGTCGGACCTTTATTAGTTAGCCCTTGCCCCTCACTTAAACCGTCAATTAATCCTGAAAGAGTGGAAATGTCCTCATGATTTATTAGATTGTCGTAAAAACTGACCTTTGAGACTAACTTATATACTCTGTTATTATTTAGGGCATTGTAAGAATAAGGAGGTGTTATACCTGAGGCAAGCATCGCAGGTAAATCTAGACAATATACTCCTATGTGATTAATCCCCCCATATAGTGCTAAAGTAGCTGCGTCTCCATATTGCGGCACCACGGCTAAGGCTGTATTGCCAGCACTGGGTTGAACTGATCCATGTGAACTGAAGACCACTGGACCCCCTGAAAGCTCTGCACCTTGAGTGGCCCCTAAAGTCGAATTCAACCCACTAACCTGACTAACAGTTACATATCCATTTTTATCAATAACTCCGTTCTGGTTGTAAATCCCACTCAAAACTCCACTGGTTAATATCGTTCCGGCAGAATTGTATAAATGGCAAAACTTCCCAGCCGAAGAGGGAGGGGCAAATCCACCTAGAATGGTCCAAGCATTACTAAGTGTTGTATCTATGTATGCGTTTGGGTAGTGACCTAAATCAGGACCAGCAGCCGAGAATGAAGGAGATGGGCTGGTTTGAGTGCTTACCAATTCAAGGCGGGTGTGGTTTATCGCAGGATATTGGGGTAGAGATATATAGGTGGATGAGAAGGTATTATGAGATGCACTAGCAGGGTATGAACTGACGATAGGCGCTGCATTTGTATAGTTAATTGCTATTACATGATCATCATTATAACCACTAACAGCGCCGTCGCTTTCCCCATCAACACGATTCACAGTGCTAACCGAGTGAGCGTGGAAGTTAAACCCTTGAGCGTCCTTACCATACGTGACAGCATGAAAAGTGTAATTAGACGTATCCAGAATTGAACTGGCATTAGACAACCCGCTCACCTCGGGATTAACCGTCATTATGTCTGTCAGTACTTCTCCAAATCCTTGTAAAAACATTATACGTCTATATCTATGCTGTTAATAAGTGTTGTTGTGAGGACAGGTGTAACTGTGAAGAATTCGGTCCTATACCTGTAGTCTAATTTAGATCCACCCTCTGCTCCCATTATAGTCGCAGTCTTAGTCTTGTCCCTGGAGGCGAGACCCGTCTTCGAGTTCTTACCAGATATATCGTTGAAGAATCTAAGGACTCTTCTTAAGTCCTCCTTACTAAGCTCTACACGATATTCAGGGCATCCGCCAATAACTTCAGGCATAACACAAAGAGGATCTTGATATCTACCCGTAGTGTAAATTTCTGATAACTTCTTAAGAGTTACATCTTGAATCTCTATAGTATCCA